GAAGGTCCAGATGCAGGTGGTTCTATTCCTAGTGATCCTGTAGATACTATGATGGACAATATACCTAGTCCTGTAGCATCTGAAGAACCTGTTACATCTGAAGAAGCTCCATCTGAACCTAATATTGCTTCAGATGAACAAGTTGCAGAAAGGTTGCCTGAATTATTTGATTCACGAACAGGAGAAAGATTTGATATTTTTGGTATGGAAGGAGGAAATAGAGCAGCACAGATATTAGGTGAAGATCCCGATATAAGTGATGCATCTTTAGATTACTTGCGTCAAAACAGAGATGTATTTTTAAATGCTAAAGACCGTGTAGATAGTGATGAAGATGTTAGCTATGAGGCTGTAGCTCAACAACATTATAATCTTTTTGGTAAAGATGAGGACAGAATAGGTGCTGAAGGTTTGATGCGTATGCAACAAGAACAATCTGAAGAAAGTGTAGGAGATGCTATTGGAGATATAGCAGGAGGCATAATGAGTCCTCCAGAAGAATCACGTTCTCCAGAGGAACCAGTAGGTAGTTATATTTATAACAAAAATATGTTTGCAGATAATGCAGAAATGTTAGATCAGGAAACAAATGAATTACTTCGTTCATCTGGCATGGATTCTGAAGAGTGGGGTGACTCTGTTAGAGAGTATCGTGCAGGTAATACTTCTTCTTTAGACTCTGAGTTAGTTGATAATTTAAATAAACTAGATGATAAAAGAAGAATTATTAAAGAAGGAATAACACTAGATGATATTCCTGAAGGTGCTACTAATAGAGACATATATAAGAAAGTATTTTTTAATCAGACTGATGACTTTGGATCAAAATATGTAGAGCCTGTTCAAGGAGGAGGAGATTACGATTCAAATAGATATGATTCTGTAGAAACTATACTTAATGCAGATTTAAGTAAATTTGATCCAAAAACTAGAAGAGGTGCAGAAGCATTAGCGTATTTACAATTATTTAAATTAGATGATCCTGCTTCTGAAACAGATCTAAAGTATATTAATAGAGCTATAAAAGCAATCGCAGACAGACAGGCAATTCCTGGATATGATGACAGAGGCACTTACGATACTAATCCTTATGAGAATACATCATATAGACAACCGCCAACTTGGGAATGGTCTAGAGAAGCACGACTTCAAAGGATTGATGACTTAATGGAGGGAAGAACTACAGACATGACTGATGCTGAAAGGAATAGGCATTTAAAAGAAGACGTTTTTAAAGTAGCATAATAAAACTTTTTAATCGGCTACCTGTTACCCTCTACAATAACGTAGAGCCACTAATAGCCCCATAGAAGGAGTAAAATAATGGAAACAACAGCACAAGTACAACCAACTAGAGTAGCTACGATGAAATATCGTAAAAACTCAATAGAAGAAAATGATAAAGAAATTGAAGAGCTAGAAAAGGCTAGGGCAGGAGAAGAAGAAAAAGAAGAGGTTGAACAAGAACCTGAACATCCTGAAGAGCGTACATTTAAAAAACGTTACGGAGATTTGCGTAGGCATCTTCAAAAGAAAGAAGATGAGCATCGAAAAGAATTATTAACAATTAGGGAGCAGTTGTCTACTCTTACAAAGACACAAGTAAGACTTCCTAAAACAGATGAAGAAATAGATGAGTGGGCTAATAAATACCCTGATGTTGCAAAAGTAGTAGAAACTATTGCTACAAAGAAAGCAAGGGAAAACTCAAAAGATATAGAACAAAGATTAGCTTACTTAACTGAAAAAGAACAGAGAGTTAATCGTAGAGAAGCTGAGACAGAGTTAGCTAAACGTCACCCTGATTTTGACGAATTAAGAGGTAGCTCAGAGTTTCACGAATGGGCTGAAAGACAGCCTAAAATGATACAACAGGCACTTTACGACAATGAAGATGATTTTGAAGCTGCATCAAAAGCAATAGACTTATACAAGCTAGAAAGAGAAAGAGATAGTGTGGATAAGTCTTCACCAAAAGAAGCAGCTAAATCAGTTAATACTCGTAGAAAAACGAGAGAACCAAATCAAGACCCTAAAGCAAAATGGTCTGAATCAAAAGTTAGAAAGTTATCAGGTAAACAGTGGGATAAGCATCAAGAAGAAATAGAAGAAGCAATCGCCTCTGGAAACTTTGAATATGACGAAACTGGCGCTGCTAGATAACTTTTTACTTGACAAGCATTTTAGTATATGATATAATATGCTTAAATGTTTATAAGAGTTTTCTTACCTCTTTTAGTAAGACTACTAAGTAAACTCTTCCAATAACTCGATAAGTACAAGGTATACCGTTTGGCGTTGGCCCCTTGTAGGATACCCAACAATAAATGCCCCTGAACTTATATTAGCCACATATAGGAGAAAATCAATGGCTTTTAAAACCGCTGCTGGTTATGGAAACCTACCTAATGGTAACTTTTCACCTGTAATCTACAGTAAAAAAGTTCAGTCGGCTTTCCGTAAAACTAGCATCATTGAAGATATTACCAACAGTGATTACTTTGGTGAGATCTCTAATTTTGGTGATACAGTTCGTATTATCAAAGAACCTGAAATAACGGTTCAAGAATACGCAAGGGGTACGCAAGTAACTCCACAAGACCTAGACGATGAGGACTTCACTCTTGTTGTCGATAAAGCTAACTACTTTGCTTTTAAAATTGACGACATTGAGGAAGCACATTCTCATGTGAACTTTGAATCAATGGCTACTGATCGTGCAGGTTATCGCCTCAAAGATCAGTTTGACCAAGAGATTCTTGGTTATATGTCTGGCTTCAAACAATCTGCACTTCATGCAAATGCAGGTACAGCTAGAGTTGCAGCTGACAAATCTGGTACTGATCCAGTGTCTGTTGCAGCTGACGGTTTGTTAGCTTCTATGTTAATATCCAGAGCAAGTTTTGTTTCTGGTGGTGCTACAACAGACTCCATCGCTACTCACCCTGATGGATCTACTGGTGAAGCAACTCCATTAGAAGTTCTAAACCGCATGGCTCGTTTACTAGACCAGCAAAATGTTGACAGGGATAACCGTTGGGTTGTCGTTGATCCAGTTTTTGCTGAACAGCTAAACGACGAAAACAGCAAGTTGTTAAACAATGACTTTGCTGGTGGACAGAATGCAAATGACATTCTACGAAACGGTCGCATTATTAGCGGTCTAATTCGTGGTTTCAGAGTTTATCTGTCTAACAACCTACCTTCAATAGGTACAGGTCCAGCAACTATCGACACTAACGGTTCTTCATCGCACTTTGGTGTAGTTCTAGCTGGACACGATTCTGCTTGTGCAACAGCTTCTCAAATCGAGAAAGTAGAATCTTACCGTGACAACGACAGCTTTGCTGATATTGTTCGTGGTATGCATTTGTATGGTCGCAAGATTCTTCGTCCTGAAGCTCTTGTTCGCGCCCACTACAACATCGCAGGTTAAGGAGGATAAATCATGGCTACTTATGATATGACTGATGCCGATACCGTAGGTGTAGGGGCAGACAGCATTGCGGTTTTACCACCAAAATCTGACAGCCACGTTGCCTACACTATTCAGGCTACGTTAGATATTGATGACATGGTTGCAAAAGGATATTCTGGAGCAGATGGAGATATCTTCCAGCTTCTAGAAGTTCCAGCAGGAGTCCTAGTTATCAATGCTGGTGCAGAAGTTATGAAAGCATTCAATTCTTCTGTAACGGCTGATATAGACTTTGCAGCAGGAGATGACATTGTTGATGGTGCAGACGTAACGTCAACAGGTTTCTGTGCAGCAGGTACTAACGGTCAAACCAATGTTATTGGAACTGGTTCAGCTTCAACTTATACTCAATTTATGGCTTCTACAGACACGATTGATGTTAAGTTGGCAGGAGCAGCACCAACAACAGGCAGAATTAGAGTTTACGCTGTTGTCGTTGATTGCAACGAACAGGGTGCAGAACCTACTGCCGCTGCTAGGGATACCCTAGCCTAATTGATTTTGGGGTAGTTCATTAACTTGGGCTACCCCTTTATCTTAATTTGGATATGACATGGCAACAACTTTTATTACACTAGTTAATGATACATTGCGTAGATTAAACGAAGTTGAATTAACTTCAACTGATTTTCCTACAGCATCAGGTTTTCGCGCTCAAGTAAAAGACTCTGTTAATGCATCATTGCAAGAAATATCTCAAAAAGAATTTGAATTTCCTTTTAACTATACCTCTGCTTCTTTAACATTATCAGCAGGTACGGCTGAGTACAGTCTTGCTACTGATTTTAAAGTAGCTGATTGGGATAGTTTTCGTATTGCTAAAGACGATAGTATAAGTGCTGATGCACGATTATTACGACTAATAAACTATGACACATTTATTGCCAGATTTTATGAAAGAGATGGAAACGCAACTTCATCAGATTATGCAAATCCTGTATACATTTATAGAACACTTTCTAATAAAGCAGGATTCTCTCCTATTCCAGATAAGGCTTACACTGTAAATTATAATTACTTTGCCTTTGCAAGTGACTTAGTAAATGATACAGATACTATGTCAGTTCCAGATCAATTTAAACACGTTGTTATAGATGGTGCATTGTATCATACTTATATGTTTAGAGATAACGCACAACAAGCAGCGATAACAAAACAAAAGTTTGAAGAAGGTATAGAGCGTATGCGTACACTTCTTATTAATAGATTTACTGATATTAGAGATACAAGAGTGGGGAGACTAATAGCAGTACCACATGGTTCGTTCTAATGACAGACGCTCTTAAAGACGTAACTGTATTATCGCGTGGTGGTTTATTTACCAACGAGGATGCATTAGCACTTGCAGGATCTAATCCAGGTGCAGCACTCCGAATGTTAAATATGGAGATCTCGCAGTTTGGTGGATATCGTAGAGTTAGTGGATATACCGCTTACGACTCAAGTTATGGAACAGTATCTGGAGTAGGTCAGGTATTAGGCATATGGATACTTAGTGGAGTGCCTTATGCAATTAGAAGAAACGATGGTGATTTTACAGGTTCACTAGGGGCTAACCCTTTTACTACTAGTAGTGGTAGTTCAACAATAACTGTAGCGCATACTAGTCATGGACTAGCAGTAGATGACAGAGTTATATTTTCAGGATCTTCTGCTGTTAATGGTGTAACTCCTAATGATGTAGAAATGACAGTAGCATCAGTTGTTGATGCAAATAGTTACACAGTTGTTTTTACTGATAATGCTAGTGGTAGTGGTGCAGGAGGAGGAAGCTCAGTAACATTTAAGGCTTTTGATAAAACACACTCGTTAGGATCAAATCCTTTTACAGTTACTAGTAGTAGTGCAACAGTTACAGTTTCACATACTGCACATGGATTATCTGTAGGAAATTTTGTTACATTTACTGGAAGTTCTGCTGTAGGAGGTATAACACCAAACGCAACAGAAATGGAAGTTGTAACAGTACCAAATGCAAACAGTTATACTGTTACATTTACATCTGCTGCTACTAGTGGTGCTACAGGTG